TTTTTACGGTACTATAAAAATTTTAAGGGGGCTTTATTATACTTAAAGTATATATAATAATATTAATATATTTATATATTAATATATATATAATTAATAATTAATTAGTACTAAGAAGAGTAAATAAGTATTAATCAGTACTGCTTCTCCCTTAATTTTTTTACGGTACTATAAAAATTTTAAGGGGGCTTTATTATACTTAAAGTATATATAATAATATTAATATATTTATATATTAATATATATATAATTACTCGTGGCTACGCCCATTAGTGTTCTTTTTAAAAAATATAAATATATATCTGAATTAATTGATAATCTACAAAAAATATTGAAGGAGTTTTAAATGGAAAACAAAGAAAAATCTGAATCTGAATTATTTTTTGAGAAAAAAACGTTAGAATTTGACAATATTAAAAATGAAATTGAAAATGAATTACAAATTGATGAATTTAATATTAGACAAAAAACACTAAAATCACCAATACTTGCTTCTCGATATTTAAATCATACACTAAAAGAGAAAAATCTTTTAGACAAATTGAATAGAACTAAAGATAAATTGTTTAAAAAACTTTTTATCAAATACAGAAAAGGAAATAATATTGCTAATACTAAAGGTGAAGTAGAATCATTTATAAATGGTGATGATGATTATATAAAAATTAAAGCCCGTTGTCAAGTACAAGAAAGTAGAGTTAATTACTTAAAAGAGCACGTGTCAATATTTAGAAATTTGTCTTATATCTATAGTACTTATGTAGAACATGAAAAATTAAAACAAGGTGAAGGTCGTTAATGAATTTAATAGTTGTTGAGAAATATGATAGCACGTATTTCCAAATAATATGTAGCTTTGAACAAGCAATGGAACTCCATTCCTTTTTTCAGTGTTATGCTAAAGATTTTTATTTTAATCCTAAATTTAAGGCTAAATTGTGGAATGGTAAAATTTCCTTTTTTGACATTCATGGAGGAAATTTGCTTCCAATAGGATTACTTTACAAATTAAAAGAATTCCTTGTTCAGTTTAAATATAAAGTCGTATTTAATTTTGATATCAAAGAAATGTATAATGATATTTCTGAAAAAGAAATGAAAGAGTTTTATAGTGCTATTTTCAAAAATTCTAATTATTACCCAAGAGATTACCAACACAAATGTATTCATGCTGCCTTAAAACGTAAAAGAGGTGTCATTGAATCTGCAACTGGTTCCGGTAAATCTCTTGTAATTTATTCTTTAATCAGATTTATGATGGGTGTTACTGACAAAAAGATATTACTTGTCGTTCCAAATGTTAGTTTGACAACCCAAATGTTTAATGATTTTATTGATTATGGATGGGAAAGTGCTCCCCATGAAGCCAGTGTGTTGTACTCGAATAGTAAAAGATATAACTCTGAGAGTAAAATCCTTATCTCAACATGGCAGTCTATTTACAAAAAGAAAAAAAAGTTCTTTGAACAATTTGATGCTGTAATGGTTGATGAATGTTTACATGGTGATACCTTTATACAGATTGATAAAGATAAATTTAAAAAAATTAAAGATATTGAAATGGGTGATTGTGTACTTAGTTATAATACTAAAACTGGAAATATAGAAAAAGATGAAGTTTTGAAATTACATAAAAATTTAATAAATTCAAATAATGAAAATATGTACGAAGTTGAATTTGAAAATGGTTCTGTTATTAAAATAACTGGAAATCACAAAGTTTTAACAAAAAATAGAGGATATATTAGAATCGATGAATTGACAATTAATGATGATATTTTAGAAATATATAAATACATACAGGACGAAGATTTTAATTACAAATATTTGGAAGTTTTGTATGAAAATCAAAAAAATTAAAAAGATAGAAAAACCTGATATTGTATATAATTTACATGTTAAAAATAATAATAATTATTTTGCTAATGGTATTTGTGTTTCTAATTGTCACACTGCTAAATCAAATTCATTACAAGAGATACTGAAGAAGTGTGCTAATGCCCATTATAGAATTGGTTTGACAGGGACATTACCTACAGATGATGCCGATATTTATAATATTTATGGGTATTTGGGGCCAACTATGGTATCTGTCAAGAGTAAAGAATTGATAAAGAAAGGGTATTTATCTAACATTTTAATTGCCAATTTATTAATACAATATTCTGAAGAAGAGATACAAAAAAACAAGAATAGAACGTTTCCAGAAGAGTATCGAGCTATCATTGAAAACCCTGATAGAAATAAAATTTTCAAATACATAATAAAAAATATAAATACTAATGATAATGTATTGATTTTATGTGAAAGAATTGACCATTTAAAGTCTATTTTTAATTACGTCAATGCTTTATGTGAAAAAATAAATCGTAAAGCATTTTTAATTCATGGTAGTGTTGATGCAGAAAAACGGGAAAAGATTAGAAAATTTACAGAAAATAATAATGGTGTTGTAGTTGTTGCCACATATGGTACAATGTCAACAGGAATTAATATTAAAAAACTTCATCACATCGTTGCTGCATCTTCATACAAATCAAAAATAAAGGTGTTACAATCGATTGGTAGAGGTTTACGATTGCATGAGACTAAAGATAAAATGATTTGGTGGGATATAGTTGATGACATGAGATGGAAAAAACAAAAACGTAAAAATCAAGTAAATGAAATCGGCTATAATTATATGTTTGAACAGTTTTTAGTAAGAATTCGATATTATAAAGAGCAGGATTTCAAATATATAAATAAAAAAGTAGATTTATCAAAAATATAAGTGAGGTTTCTAATGAGCAAACATAAAGAATATCTTAATGAATATTATTCAGGTTTGGGAATAGAAAAAGAAGAAAAAGAAGAAAAGAAAAAGATTGAAGGTTATGAATCAGATGTGTATGAAGAACTTGAAAAATTAGAAGATGAAATGGTTAAGAATTCTGATTTATATGAAGTTTTTTATTCTATAAACAATGTACTTAAAAACCCATGTTATTCTGCTATACAATCAGTAACTCCTAAAATGAATGTTAATGATGAATCATTATATATTAATGGAATTACAAAAGATAATTGTCCTAAAAATGAAGAGTTGCTTAAAAATTTCGTAGAAGATTTACAAAAAGCAAGTGATAGTAAATTGAAATTTAAAGCAGTTATTGAAGAAGATGAAATGGATGGACTTAAAAAATTTCAATTAAAATTAACAGTTACAAGGAAAAAATAGGAGATAGTATATATGTCAATGGATAAAGATGAAAAAATTAAGGAAATATTAAAAACTATAGTTTCATTTGATGTTGAAACTGATTTAGAAGATGAGGAAGCAAGAGAAGAATTAGTTAAATATTTTGGAGAACTTGTAGATTCAGATTCTGATGTTTCAAAAAATTTTCTTTCATCACTAATAGATGATATGGGTAATATTCTTGCGAATATGAATATTATAGAACCAGAAGAAAAAGAAGAAGAATCTAATGACGGTGGAGAAGAAGAGGACTTAACAAATTTGAGTGAACCTGAAGAAGATTTAACATCTTTAGCCGAACCAGAAGATGAAACAGCAGAAGAAGGTTTAGATATAACAAAATTAAGAAGTATTGCTGATAGAGCAAATGACTTTTTAATTGGATAAAATACAAGGAGAGTGTAATGGGTAGTTTCTTAAAATATCTTGATAAAATGGATGAAAATTTTAATATTCAAGAAGAAAAAGATAAATATATTGATGAGATTGATGAAAGTAACGTTACTTATGTAGAAGAAGAGGAAAAAGTAGTTGTAAAAAAATCTCTACCCAAATCAAATAATGTTTACAAAAATAGATTAATTAATGAACTTAATGAGCTTGGTTTAAATAAAAAGAAAATTAATGAAATTGTGTATAACATTTTTAGTGATTATGTATATGATGATGATGATTATATATATGAAGAAGAAAGACCGCAATATAGACCGGTTAGAAAACAACAATCGTCTTTCAGAGAAAAAATGAATCAGCGTAAAAAGTCATTACCAAAACAGATGCAACAATCGATGAGTGAACATGCTTCTGAAATATTAGATGATGTACCGGGTGGAAGTGATGGGTGTATGCCAAGTGTTGCACCTCAAATGCCTATGATACCTCAACCACAATATATGCCACCTCAACCACAATATACACCTCCACCGCCTCAACCTCCAATTGGTGGTATGATGGAAGTTAGTAATGGTGCTGGTGGAGAAGTTGGTCCGATTTTAGCAAGTGCGCCACAACCATTATTGAAAATGCCTGACGGTATTGATAAACCACCAGAAGGTGAAGTTAATAAAGTTAGTATGCAAGATGCTATTAATATAATTGGAAAACCTAGTGGAGAACATGTTGGTAAAGGTATTGCAATGGGAACACAATCACAATATATGATGCCATCACCACCTCCTCCACCAATTCAACAAATCAATCCTCAACAAGAACAGGCAATATTGGATGAACCACGTGGAGAACATATTGGACAAAATTATATTGGTGTAAATAATCAAAGTGATATAACCAATCATGCTTCACAACTTTTATAAAGGAGAAAAATAAATATGTCAAGTTATACATTTGATAGAATAAAATTAGCTATTGCTAAGGGTGAATTAACATTTTATAACGTTAATGATGGTGATTTTAAATTGGCATTGGTAACATCTGCTGCATTTGACAATATGGCAACTGGTGCATTAAGCGATTCTATATTATGGAGTGATGTTGAACACACAGAAATAACACAAGATGTGAATTATAATACTGAGGGGTATGATGGACATCAAGATTTAAAAAGTGTTGGATTGCTTGAAGTTGATGTAGATGGATTAACACAATTAAAAGTTTCGGCATCTGATATGACATTTCCTATATCTCAAATAGATGCTGATGGTGCAATTATATATAAAAATGATTCACAATTGACATTAATAGAAGCTATTGATTTTGGTGGAAAAGTCTCATCAAATAATGGTGTTTTTATTATCGAACTGTCAAAGAATGGATGGATTAGAATACATTAATGGAGGAATGGGATGTCTGATATTATACCTCAATATTTTATATTACAACAAGCATTACAAATTGTAAATTTTAACACACACGATTTGAAGTGTATTTTATGTGATGGAACATTTAATGAATCGGCATTAAGAGATTATCAATCATATGCTGATGTCAGTGCTAATGAAGTAACACAAGGCAGTGGATATACTTCTGGTGGTGTTGCCGTTAGTGGAACAAGTGCAACTATAGACAATACAAACAATAGAGTTTTATATAAATGTGATGATATACAATTTACAGCATCTGGTGGTAATATTGGACCAACAAGATATGCGGTCATGTATGACCCTGATGGAGAAAATACATTAATTTATGTTTTTGACTTTGGGGAGAATAAGACTATATCAGATGGTTCAAGTTTACTACTGAGAGTTGATAGTACGGCATTTATAAGAGCATACCAAAAGACAACATAAGGAGTAAATAATGCCAAGTGCTTCATATTCACCATTTACAAGAATTTGGTTAGAACTTGACGCATTCTCAACAGTTAACCATGTTGTTAATACTGGTCGTGTTGGTGAATTTACCAGAGCCGAATCCAATGGATGGACAGATGAAACATTATTACATTTTCTTGATGTTTCTGCTTTAGGTGGTAGTACAGTAACAAAGGTTACATTAGATGTTGTTGCAACAGTTGGTGGAAGTCCCCCTTCTGTTAGTGGATATTGTTATGACCAAAACAAAACAGCACCGGATTCTTGGTCAAGTCCACCAAGATTTGCTGATTTCGCACAAACTCCTTGGGATACAGCAGTATCTTGGAAACCAGCATTTAATACAGCAACTACTCATGTATTTCCATCGACAGGGGGTTTTGTTGATTTAGTTCAATCTTGGATTGATGATGATAGTACAAATTGGGGATTAGTTTTAGGAGTTGCTTTCGGTGCTATTGATTATTATTTAGTTATATCAGACGCAACTTTATATGTAGAGTATACCGGCGGTGCAGTACCACAAGCAATGCATCATTTTAGACAAAGAAGAACATAAAAAGAGGAAAAATAAATAATGCAAGCATTAAAACAAAACAATGATGTTACAATTAAGATGGGGCCATTTGTAAGTTCTGCTGATGCAAATATAATACAAACTGGATTAACAATTTCTCAAGCAGATATTCGATTATCAAAAAATGGTGGAAATTTTGCACCAAGAAGTTTTTCGGGAAATGCATCATATGACGAACGTGGATTTTATAATATAGTTCTTAGTGCATCGGATACAAATACATTAGGTAACTTATTAGTCGCAATACACGAATGGCCCGCCCTTCCAGTGTGGCAGTATTTTATGGTTATGCCAGAAAATGCATATGAGTCATTGTATGGTGAAGATACACTTGACGTTGACATTAATGGACAAACAGTATTTGCATCAGCAACTAACCTTGATGAAGTTACAGCAGTAACAATTGGGGCAGTATCTGCATACAATATGTATGATGTAGATGTTATTTGCATCAGCAACTAATCTTGATGAGGTGGATATAACTGGACAAACAGTATTTGCATCAGCAACTAACCTTGATGAAGTTACAGCAGTAACAATTGGGGCAGTATCTGCATACAATGTCAAACGGTATTTGCATCAGCAACTAATCTTGATGAGGTGGATATAACTGGACAAACAGTATTTGCATCAGCAACTAATCTTGATGAGGTGGATGTAACTGGACAAACAGTATTTGCATCAGCAACTAACCTTGATGAAGTTACAGCAGTAACAATTGGGGCAGTATCTGCATACAATATGTATGATGTAGATGTGCAACTAATCTTGATGAGGTGGATATAACTGGACAAACAGTGTTTGCTTCAGCAACTAATTTAGACGAAGTAACAGCTTCAACAATCGGCCCTGTATCAGCATATAACATGTACGATGTAGATGTAACTGGACAAACGGTGTTTGCATCTGCAACTAACTTAGATGAAATTCCATTATATGAATTAGCATCTTCAGCTAATTTACAAGCTGTGGATAATAATGTTGATGTAATTGTAGAAGTATTACCTGCGGGTGGAGATATAATTGCGGGACAAAGTGATATAGAAGCTATACTTGTTAATACAAGATTTAAAGCAACTGTACCAACACAAGTAATTGTTCCAGAAACTGGTTATTATCCATATGAACTTATAGTTCATTTATATAATAGTTTAGGTTTAATGGAAGACCCCGATAATGATAAATTATATGTTCAAATTAAAGCCGTATCTGGAACTACATATAAAACAGAATTATATGATGATGTTGGTGTTACAACACCTGCGACATCTGGAACTGACTCTGTATTTACACCACAATATTATGAGATGGTAAAAGTTGATACAGGTTATTATCATTTGTTTTATAAATTATCTGCATCAGAAATTAGTAATCAATGGGTAGCAACATTTGGATACACAGAACTTAGTGCATCACAATTTCATTCAAGAACTACAGTTATTCTTGAACAAACACCGGGGGTTTCAACACTTGCAGATAGTGTAGCTAATAAAACAATTATTAGAGAATCAATGGGATTGACAGATGGTGCAGAGGCTTCAATAGATACAAAATTAAATGATATATATGTTGAGATGGGAACATCTGCGACTCAACAAACTATTAATACAAATGTGTTGGCAATACCAACAGATAATAATGGTATCACTGTTAGTGCAAGTAATCTTGATGAAGTTGATGTAACTGGACAAACAGTATTCGCATCAGCAACTAATTTAGACGAAGTTGATATTTCTGGTCAAGCGGTAAGTGCTAATAACTTAGACGAAGTTGATGTAACAGGTCAAACAGTATTCGCTTCAGCAACTAATTTAAGTGAAGTTGATATTAATGGTCAAGTAGTTTCAGCGTCTAATTTAGATGAAGTTACATCATTAACAATAGGTTCTGTATCAGCATACAATATGTATGATGTTAATATTGCAGGTCAATCAGTAAGTGCGAATAACCTTGATGAAGTTGATATTAATGGACAAACGGTTTCTGCTAATAATCTTGATGAAGTGACTGACCAAACAATAGGTGCGGTTTCAGCATATAATATAAATGATGTAGATTTGTCGGGAGTAATTTTGTTGTTAAATGGTATTGACAATACAACAACGTCTATAGATGCAACAACATTGGCTACATCTGCTAATGTTGAAACAATTGTTAGTGCTCTTCCTGAAAATGGAGGTACAATCGCAGGTCAATCAGTAAGTGCAAATAATCTGGATGAGGTTACATCATTAACAATAGGTTCTGTATCAGCATACAATATGTATGATGTTAATATTGCAGGTCAATCAGTAAGTGCAAAGCTGTTTCAGCGGATTGTTATGTTGCATTAGAAAATTATGGTGTTCAAACATCAGCATATGGTGATACATTAAAAACACAAATTATTAATGAAATTAATGATGTTGCAAATGAAGTGTTATTATCTGCAACTGTAGATGGTAGTGTAAATGTGTTATCAACACTTGTTAAAATGTTGGCATATGCAACTGGTAAAATTGTTTATTCAAGCGCAACTGATGAATATACATATTACAAACAAGATAATAGTACATCAGCGTTTATAATGAGTGGAAGTGATGATACAAGATTAAGAATTGCATAACAGGAAGGTCTAATGGCATTAATAAGAAAGGGCAAATCGCGTGGAGTTTTCTACGGTGGATGGTTTGATAAATTTGCTGGAAAATTCCGAAATTCATTAGACGTTTTTACTGGTGGTTGGTTTGAAAGAACTGATACAATCATTATTAGTGTAACACCCCAAGATATTGAGTATGATTCTGGTAGTAATATTTTAATTATTGGTGAAATTATTGATGTTGTTTCACAAGATATAATATATGAAACATCTTATATAGATGTTGAATTTACTCAAAGTATAGATTATCAAGCGTTTCCTGCTCTTCCTAATGGATGGTTTACAAAATGCACACCAACATATGATAATGAAAGAGAATTATTTCAGAAGATGCAAATGGAAGTTTATAATACTTTTGGTGTTCCTTGCTATTATTATAAAATGCGATATGATATAAGTGCGAGTGATAAAATTTGGGGTGAAAAGAATGATAGAGTATTTGACCAATATTGGGTTGATGTTCAAACATATTTTCAATTACCAAGAGAAAACAAACAATGGTCAAAATTCGGTATTGAAGGTTTAGAAAATTTTACAATGTATATGTCAAAAGAACATTTTGATTATATAACAACGGGCACATGGATTCCTCGCCAAGGTGATTTAATCCAAACACAATATAATTCTAATGTATATGAAATTGTTGAAGTAAAAGAAGAAATGGGGATGTATTTTCTTGACAAAAGATATACATGGGAATTGATTGTTAGACCATTTAAAGATGAATTTGTTTCTCTTGAAGGTGCAGTGAGTGCTTCTCCATTGTCAGCTTATGCTGATAAACCTGAAGACATTTTCGATATAAGAAATCCTATTGATGCTATTAAGGATACATATCTATACCAACCAAGACCTGAAGAGAAACCTAATAATGACCCATTTGGAAATTGGGGGTAAAAACTATTGGTTAAAAAGTTAAAGAAAAGTGAAGAAAATTAACATAATTTTATTAATAATGAAAACCAAATTATAATAAAATTAGAATTAGGAATCAAACATGAAATTTAGCTTGATAAGTTTCTATAAGTTTTGAAGAACGGTAATATATGAATGAAGAAAGAAAACAACATCTGAGGACGCTGAACGTGTCGGAAAAGAGAAAGAAAAAAACTAAGAAGTTGGAAGAATCACAAGAGGTAGAGGTAAAAGATAATGGCTAATTTTGATAGTTTTCCACAAGGTAGAAATCCATATTTTGATTTCAGAAGTCCTGCATATGATAGAGAGAAAAATCTCTTTAGTCTTTGGGCCACTGAAGCCATTAATAAATATGGTGTCTGTATGGAATTTTATCAAACAACTTATGATACAAAGTATGACCCAATTTGGGGAGAGGATAATAACCGACGATTTATAAAGAAATTTGATGTAATGGTGTATTATCAATTACCAAGAGAAGAAAAGATGTGGACTAAATTTGGTATTGAAAATATGGATACATTTTCAATGTGGGTGTCTAAGAGACATTTCCGTGCTGCATCTAAGTCTCCGGGTGGTGGTAATGAAGTGATTCCTAAGATGGGTGATATTATTATGGCAAAGTATAATGATTATGTGTATGAGATTACAGAGATTGCTGAAGAAGTTTCAATGTTTTTACAAAGTAAAGAACACGTATGGGAGTTTGTGGTGAGACCATTTAAAGATGAAATGATTGCATTAGATAGTGCAGTATCAGGAACATCATTATCTGCCTTTACAAATAAGGATGAAGATATTTTCGATATTGCAAATGATATTGATGTTGCAAAAGAAGATGTTATTTATAGACCACCACCAGAAGAAAAACCAAACAATGACCCATTTGGGAATTGGTAGTGACGATAAAGAGTTTATAAATAATATAAATACTTTATAATTACGTTTTTCGCACGTCATTTTACAGGAATTTTAAAATGAAAGATAATGAATATGGAAAATTTATAGAACAAAAACGATTTGAAAATGAACTTGAAAATATGTTCAAGGAAGGGAATGTCGATAATAAAGAAGTTATTTCAGAAAATAAAAAAGAAAAACCTAAGAAGAAAATTATTAAAGAAGAAAAAACTGAAATTCCTCATGTAAAGTATCCAGAACCAAAAGATAAATTTGAAAATCCACCAAAGGATTTCAATGTTGATGATATAAATATTTAAAGAGAGATAGGGTAAAAACTATTGGTTAAAAAGTTAAAGAAAAGTGAAGAAAATTAACATAATTTTATTAATAATGAAAACCAAATTATAATAAAATTATAAATACTTGATTTATCAAGGCAACCTTGTTGAATTAGGAATCAAACATGAAATTTAGCTTATGCTAAATTTCTATAAGTTTTTTAGATACTGTATACGAAGAGAATTGAATGAAATTGGATTATGATGTTGATGATTTTTTAGATAAAATAGAAATTATATATGAAAATATAAATAATATTAGAAGTAAACTAAATGAGAGGTAATTATGGGAATTTGATAAAGATTTCGATTTGTCAAAAACCGATGCTGTTCATGGATATAGTACATGGACTGATAATCCAGAGCTTGCAAGAGAATATGCAGGTAAAGATGGTTTTGTTTATTACGTAGATTTACCCAAATCTGAACTTGGAGATAATGCTATTGATGAAAATCCAAATTCTGAAACACATGGAGATAGATTATTATTTTTTAAAACTGGAAAAAAAGCAGGACTTAATAATATAAGTGGTAATGAATATTTGCTATATACACACCATGATTTATATGATTCATTAGAAATTAAACTTATGGAAGGATAATAATGGAAGTAATATATGAAGCCTTTTTAGATGAAATTACAACTTTCTTAGGAAAGGATTTAGACCAAGAAAAAGATAGAATAAATGTGAAGCCTGTCGAAAAACGTCAAGATAAAGAACGTGATGATATAGAAGTTAAGGACACTAAATCTAATTACAATGATGGTAAGATGGGATTACCACCGGAATTTGTAAATAGACTTGTTATCTATATTGATAATTTCTTCCCTAATGAAACTAAAATTAGTAACAGCCTTGGCAATGAATTAAGAAAGGTTGTTGTAGTTAGTGATGGAAAAGAACTTGATAAAACGAAAAAGAAAGTTCGGGATATCATTTACAAAGAGAAAATGAAAATGCTCGATAGAATTAATAAGAGATGTGCATCGGTATTGGTAAATCCAAAATAATATGAAAACAGTATACTGTGAAAAATGTGGCACTATTATAGCAAAAATAAATAAAGGTGAAGTAAGAAAAAATTTAAAAGTGTATTGTGGGATGAAGCAGAATATATAAATATTAAGGTAAATTGAAGAAAGTTATAGATAATTAGCAAATCGAAAACCAAGATTGTTAATTTTTAGTAAAGA